TATCAAGCTCACTAGAGTTGGTAACCTTAACTACATAACCATTTTTAGTTTGGGCTGGGAGACGTGAGATGTTACTTACAGTATCTGCAATTGCAAAGATGGCATCAGCAGCTGAGCCACCACGTGTTTCTATACTGAAAGCGCTAGAGCTAGTAATATAGATACCACCACCCACTTGTTGCGCCGAATAATTAGAATTGCCATCAATAGAAGATGCCAAAGCAGATGCAATGCTGTCAGCACTTGCGCCTGAACTTGGCGACGTGTGAGAGAACGTAGTCTGCGTACCACTAATTGTAAGTAGGACTTCATAGTTAGTACTGTTAGCTGCAACGCTAATAAGAACGTGAGCGCGATTTGCGTCTAAACCAGATGCATGGCTAAGGTCAGTTGTAAGAGCTACTGTCTTTTTCTTATTGACAACAAACGTGTAGTCATTGAGAGTAAGAATTTCAATGTCATCAGCGGTTGCATCTTTTAGGTATGCATCGCTTGGGCACTGTGCGTCTGTAATTGCACAGGCATCAAAGTCAGTGTCGTAGTCAGAGCGTGCCGTACCTTCAGCAGTTACAGCGTCATCATATTCTTGAAGTTTACCATCATCAGACACACTGTTTATCGTGTTGTCGTAATCATCTTCGGCATCAGTTAGGTCTGAAGCATCATGACTAGCAGCAACGGTAAGCTGTGCCTCATAGATTCTGTAACCCTGTGCAGCCAGCAAAGGGTGCTGATCTGTACGTTCAGTACCTAAGGCGTAGTTAGCAGGCAACGTGGTGGTCTGAGAAGCAATTACAGCACCATCGTTTTTGACAAGGTACTCACCACCAGAATCTTTGATAATGCCAGACTTGATGGTCTCTTTTACATACCCGTTTGTATAGTCGTACTCGAACTCAAAGAGACGAGATGTGGTACTTGTCTGACCAGCAATAGCTTGAGCCAGCGTTGACGCAGATGTGTGCAGATCACCTAGTTCTGTAGCAGTAGTAGCTACAGCAGTGTTCAGTTCATCACCCTCTGTCTTGACATCAGCTGGGGTACAGCCGCTTTGGACTCCAGTGTTGGAGCCCATGTCAACCATACGAACATCACCATCAGTCAAGTCCCATACATGAAACCGGTTGTCTTCATAGCAGGCAATGTATTTCTCATCATCATCCCGAAGAATGGGAAACCATTTGCCAGTGGTTGGTGCCTTATGTAGCTTCGCAACGAACTTACCTCCCGGCCGCTTCAGTAGACCTAGAGCAAAGTCAGGGAATGCATTGACTGCATCTTTAAGTTGTCCAGGGCGTTTCCTACTATCAGGTTGTTGCGAAATACCCTGAAGTAGATTTGGAATTGATTGGGAGAGTGTACTCATTGCCTAGATAGAGCTCGATATGGTTGATAGCTGTTGTAGTAATTTTCTCCATCTTCGTGACCAAAGAACGAGTAATCACCTTGATTGCATTCTTCCTCGATAACAGCTGCTCTGGTGGTAGCCTCCTGTTCTTGTAGAAGTTGATTGAGTTGTGCATCACCCACCATCTTGGTTGCACACATACGTGCAGCTTTAGCTGTCACATACGCTTGGATACCAGGAGGAAGGTATTGGAAATCCCAGTACCACAGAACGTCTGCGGTAATGTCATCAGTAAAAGTATCAGTATGGTTGTGCCTGTCATAGACAAAACCATTCCTAAGTACTAGATCATATTTGTCACGGTGCTTATTGACGTTAGAGTCAATAGCAAGCATGTTGCTGGGGACAGCAATCTTGTTTGTAGAAGTGTCGGGTGTGAGGGTGTAACCGCGTTCAACATTGAACGACCAACCTTCAAGCTGTACTTGCTTGCTTTGCTCACGCAGCGTATTGACTGCAGTGAACACTTCAGGGTTTTGAAGATCTAGTGTAGTGACAGGTGCCTGTCCCACACTGCTTAATATTTGATTAACAGCATCTAGTTCGGTAGACGCAGCATTTGTAGGAAACGGCATATCTGTCAGATGTGATTAAAAAAAAGGGGACCCGAAGGTCCCCTGGTTGATATGAAAGAGATATCAGAATGCAGCAGGTGCAGTAGCAGTACCGGCGTACAGCTCAACACAAGCAGCAGGGTTCACGTAGTCAGCACCCATGGCCAGACGGCCAAGGATCACGTCACCCTGGTAGATCACAGAAACGTCACCGCTGGTGACTTGGACCTGAGGAGCGATAGCTTCGACGCAACCAGCAGCTTCGCGCTGGAAGATCAGACCGCAGCTGTTGGCGAAGTTAGAAGCTTGGCCATACTCGTTCTCGATGCCGGTAACAGAGTTACGGCCATCTTCGATGTCCACATCCACGAAGTCACCAGTGTTAGTGGGAGACACGGTTGCGGGATCGGTAGCATCAGCAGCATCAGAGGAAGGTTGGTACTTGGTGCCGTACTTGCTGAAGAACGGTACGTTCATCGACTTGTAGATCTTGATACCAGCGATCTCCACAACACCTTCACCGCTTTGCAGCGAGGTGCCTTGGACATCACGGTTGATCAGACCGTTAGAAGATGCACCCTGGATCAGGGCGTAGTACTGACGTGGGTTCAGGACAGCCACGCGGCCATCACCACTCACTCCTTTTTCATCCATAGCAGCTGCTGCGTCATAGAACGCAGTCACCAGCTTGGCGTCATCGAGAGCGTCGTCAGCGTCAGCAGCAGTGCCGACACGGATCTGAGTACCACCTGGCTCTTCGAAGTTGCTCATGGAGACAGGGGATGCCTTACGTGCACCGCGAGAGATAGCACGGAAGATCAGACGGTCATACTTCTCAGCGAGTGCATAACCAATCTTGCGGGAGATCTCAGAGCGCAGGTCATAGTGGCTGAGAACCTCATCCAACTCATACAGGAATGCGCTGGAGATCAAAAGCTGATCGCAGGTGATCGTCTTCTCAGCGACAGGAGGTGCCTGATCGCTGTTACCCAAAATCGAATTTCCAGGTGTATGGAATTCCGCAGAGGTGCGACCCGTGTAGATGAACTGCAAAGATTTGCCGTTCTTCAAGGTGCGCTTCATAACAAGGTCACGAGCGATAGTGCTTCGCTGGAAACCTTTAAACATCTCACCGCTAAAAAGCTTGAGATAAAGTTCGCGGGCGTCAGATGTCCCGCCATTAGATCGGCCAGGCCGTGTAAGATCGGCCAATGGCTCGTTAGTATTTTGATGTGCCATTAGAGAGAATAAATGTGTTGCTTATCCTCTGAACGTTCAGAATTTTTTTACCAAAGTTGTGGTCTATCCCACCGTCTAGACGGCAAAGGGTATCCGCGTACGGGCCGATGCCAATGAAGGAGAGGTCCGACTCTGAGGTGCCTCTCCAACTATTTTATTTAGTGTTATGCACGTACCGAAGATCTTCTTTCTTCTCTTCGGGAGTGGGTTGTGGTGTAAGAGGGGTCGGCTTAGCAGACCCTTTCTTCTGTTGTGCCATGTTTATTTAGCTTGATGTTTGAGATAGGTAACGCCGCGATACTTCAGCTTGGCTTCCTTAACGGCAGCAGCTTGCTCTTTGACGCGAGCCTGTAGTTCAACATTAGGCATGATGATCTCCATGAAGTACCACACCCCCGTTCCATGGTGTGAGTGTTATGCGTCCTGCTGGTATGTCTCTTCCAGAACACACTTGTAAAGCAGATTCTTCAAATACAGAAGAGCCTGCTGCTCAAATGCATCACCACCTGACCAGTTCTTATGATGTAGATCTACTGATTTATAGATTAACTTGAGAGCGTCTGGTGGTAGTTCCAATTGATAGACATTTTCCATAAGGATGAACGTACGTTACTTAGAATTTGTACTTAAGACCAGCCTTAGTACCAACGCCGAGACCCTCTAGCTCCATACCTTCTTTGGTTGCAGCAGAGACTTCACCGTATGCACTGAGGCGCTTAGTGACTTTGAACTTCATACCGGTTTTGCCAGAGGCAGCACCGACTTGTTCAGCATCATCAGGAAAACGAATTTGAGGACCGCCTTGGATATACCAAGAGGCAGAGTCACCAAGCTTGTTTTCATAACCCACGTGAGTGTCAAGAGTAGCCGATTTGTAGTCTTCACCAGACCATTTCTGCTTTGCTTCAAGATTCACATAAGGACCAGCGATAGCAGGAGCAGCAAAACAAGACACCGCGAGGGTGGAAAGAGCGATTTTGTTAAACATGTGATTAAGTAGTTTGTATAGTTAGCCGATTGCAGGTGCAGTCAGTGCGACAGGTGCGCTTTCTGCTGCAGCCAGATCGAGTGGAAAGTTATGAGCATTACGCTCGTGCATGACTTCCATACCAAGACCAGCTCGGTTGAGGATGTCAGCCCAGGTGTTGATGACTCTGCCATCCGCAGCCTGGATCGATTGATTAAAGTTAAAGCCGTTCAAGTTGAACGCCATAGTGCTTACGCCGAGTGCAGTAAACCAGATACCCACCACAGGCCAAGCAGCCAAGAAGAAGTGAAGACTACGTGAGTTATTAAAAGACGCATAC